ATCCACCTAAATTTTGTACCGGGTCAATAATCACATCTAACCGACCCTCTAAATTATCCGCGCCTTTGGCAATTTCCAAATCTAGCAAACCGATTGTATCCGCCCGCCACCCCAAAATCTGCTTCTTCTTATAAGAATTATCTATTTGGGCAGTAGCTACTTTTCCTTGATAAGCAAACTCCATAGCCATCTCAGTTTCAGCGGATTTATTTGAGAATCCTTTAAGATTATCCATCCCAAGTTTTTCAATTGATTTTCTAGTATTCTCATAATCCTCTGGTGTTGGGTTTGGGATATCTTCAAACTTCTGTTGTTCGTCTAAAACGCTAGTCTTATAATTTAAGTTCGCCCTTGTCTTTTGCATGGAATCAAGAGCGTTGCTATAACTAAGCGTAGCCTTCTGGATCGTACTTCCCACCTCCCCGACCTTTTGGATTATCTCTCCGGTGGTGTCCTCCGGGGCCTGGACGGAGGGCTGACTGGTGGTCGGTTGGGCTTTACTGTTATACCTGGGAAATGTGGGCATGGCTAAAGTTTCCCTGCTCTTGCTTGCATATTCATCATTCCGATTGTCGCTCCTGTGTTAAGTATTTGAGAAAAGGCATTTGAATAGCCAGAAAAACGTGCCGCACGAGCATTGTAAACACCCTGCTGTCTTGTATTCGTAGCCCCCGACAAGGCATAGTTTCTTTCGATGTCGAGGTTATAATCCCCTATCGCCTTGTCAAATTGCATCTGGGTTTCGTTATCAATAAGGATCGCCAAAGGTGAACCGCCAAGATTAAAACCTTTTCCGGCAGTCTTTGAGATGATCGTTCCCCTGGCCCTGGCCGCTTCTCGGTTAAACTGATAGTCTTGGATCTTCTTTTTTTCCAAAACCATCGCGGCCTGCTGCTCATAGATTTGAGCGTTATACTCAGCTTGTCTTTGGATGCCTTTGGCTTGCTGGTTAGCGCCCATCACTTGAGTGGTTGCCGAAAAAGCTCCACCAGCTATAAGAAGTGCCGCGGTCGTTCCTACTGCCATGTTGAATTTCCTTTATTTTTCATTCGTATCGAGTGATCCCATGATACTTAAAAGTTCAATCGGTAAAGGATTCGAGTTCTTTATATAAACCTGCGCCCCACGTTTATAGCCGCCACGCATGGCAATACCACCGCCTTGAGGCGGCAAGATTCCAGTATAAAGGGTCGTAACCGTAGGCGTAATTGCTAAATTCACGTCATCAAGGTTATCCGCATCCGTTCCGTATTTAAAGTTTTGAGTTGAGCGATTTACCTTAAATGCGATTTCATTAAACCTCTGCCATTTCCCTTGTGCCGTTCCTCGATTGGTTCCCGCTTCTTTTGGAAGTGTAAAAAGTATTTGGTCGTAGGAAAGCCCTGCATGAACAACAAACGAAAGTGATGTTAAGGTAACCGTTCCAGAAGCGACGGTTCTGGTGAGTGAATCTACAAGACCATCGGCCAGTATCCCGATAGTTTTAGCGTCAAGATGCTCCAAACCGTATACGCTTCGTACCGAAAGTCCCCACCTGCCCGCCACGTAGCTCAAGGCATTAAACGTCGTCGTGATAGAAAGCGTGATGCTTGTCGTTGAAGCGGTGGCTGTGATCTGTCCTTCACCGATGGTGGTACCTGCCGCATTTATTGCTCTTATTTTTCTGTTTACATGACTGCCTATAAAATAGGCGGAAGAAGAAGTTAGGGTGACAGATCCAGAAGATGCGGATAGTGAGATCGTAACCGCGGACGTGCTTGTCGCTTCATAAGCGTCGAAGCTTAACGCAGAATGAAGATAAAGACATTTATCCTGCCGGTCAGGGACTTCGATATTTTCAAAGAACTCGACGTACTTCTTTTGAGAGCCGTTAATCCATCGTTCGACGATAACCCACGCCTCATCATAACTGGCTGTCTGAGATGGAATGATCGCAATGGACGTATAAGTCCCCGCCGTTGAGTGCCTGGCCCACGCCGTGACTTCCTGATCAACTTCACGTGTCATGGTCGCAAGGGTTCCGCTTGTAAGAACACAATAAAGGATTGTCTCTGGATTTTGTTGAACGTCCATATCAATTACACCATCACCCAAAATATGAGGTGAAAGAATCGTCCTGTCCGCGGCTTTGTAGGTGTCTAATTCCCAGTTAAAGAACATTTCTCTCAGTTTTAATCCAAACCGTTGCACATAATAGAGGAAGTTTCCTATTTTCTTAGGCATGATTGAATCTGCGCCAAAACCAATTTCTTCGGAGGCGTTCGCGTTGTCAGGCGTGATCGGCTCCGATGATCCTGAGTTAGTCACAAACGCCCCGCCGAAAGTCCCGGCGATAAGTGACTTCCCAGGCGCAAGCCATTGGATCTCGTTAGATTCGTTTGAAGCTAGAGGTAAATTTAGGGCATCGTCGTCAGCTTCCGTGTCGAGGGCAAAGTTTTCATATTCAAAGACCTTCGACCCCCATTCTTTTTGAGGTTCGTGATTGGTTCTAGCGAACCAAAGACGTCTCTCTTGAAAAGCAACGCGAGACGGATAACCTCTGACGGCGCTCCACGCACCCTCAGACCAATTAGATGTTGCTGTAATGGCCGGAAGATTTTTAATGACGGTAGCCGTCGCGGTGTAACTGTTTACAACGTTAGTGATCTTAACGTAAGCTATTTCTTTTAATCCGGTTGTTGAAATAGTCTCGACCGTAAGACCGCCAATAGCAAAAAAAGCGTTGTGATGCCCCAAAGTGCTGCCTGATTTTGTAAAGACGATCTTGCCGGTCGCCGCCGTGATGTTGATCGTTCCTTGGGTAGCAGACATCGAAAGGGTCGTTGAAGTATTAGTATTTGAATCCAAAAACGGGCCTCCAACTATTGGGGCATCTGAAATTGCCCACTCATTCGCCGAAGTTCTCACAAGCTTTTGAGGCGGATAGTCCGGATGGGTAAGCCAAATGATGTCGTTTAGTTGGGTGAATTGAACGTCAAATATATGATCTTCCTGAAAGACCGTCGTGAGTTGATAGACGGCGGAAGTATACAAAGACGCCACTTCAGCGTTGGAAAGCACTTTATTGAAAATCGCCACATTATCCATCTTGTCTTTAAAAATATCCTGCGCGATACCTCCGACTTTATACGTACCGATCATGACCTGGGCTGTTCCGTCAATCATATATGTATAACCGGCGTTCACTGTTCTTGTAACGTCTGTCACCAATACGCCATCTAAATACAGGTTTTTACCATCGGCGGCTGCGCTTCCTCCCCTGCTGTCATAAGTGACCACAACAAAATGCCAACCAGTTGAAAGAGATTGATTTGTCTCAATGATCGAAGCCGTTGAAGATGTTTTTGAAAACGTTGAAAAATGTAATTTATCCCCCGGGGTTGTGATAAATTGCCATTCATTATCCGACATCTTGGTAAGAAATCTTTGATATTGCCCGTTCGGAGAATAATAAATCCATGCGGCAAGAGTGAATGGAGCTGTTCCTGTTGTGTCTGAAAATGTAAAAGCCGCGTTATCCGGGATCTCCACATAATGTATCCCTGCGAAATTAAACCCTTTACCGACTATGGCTGTCGTGCTGAGACTTGACGTTAAGGTTGAACAAGTCCCGTTATAAGTTGCGCCGTCATCGTCAACAACTACCGTCGTTGCGGCATTGTCATCCAATCTGTAATGAGCAACTATGTTTGCCGCCAATGACGTTAGGGTTTCTGTACCGCTACGAGTAGTAACCTGGCCTCTATTCGTGAAAAACCTCATGTACAGGTCGCCCATTTCGATCACATAGGCGTCAGATCTGTTGAAAACGAATTTGATGAAGCGGGTTCTTAAAGTGGAATCGCTCACCGTTGCGACGTACCGGGTCCCGGGCATGGAGATCACTGGGCCGTAGGAGCGCGGGAGAAAGTTCTCCACGATCTCGCAGGCGTTGGCGTATTGGGCGATGTCGGTGCGACCAAAAAGAGAGGGGGCAATTTCGCCAGCGGTAAAAGATGTTTGAATAGTATCTACCTTCACGTCCCGACTCCCATAAGAGCTAGTTTAGATATTTTTGTAGACCCACCTGCCTCAACAAACGGCGAAAACGAAGCTATGCAATAAGCCTTCGTTGTTGAATTGGGTGAAAAAGTCCACCCAAGATTATAGGTCCCGGCACCCGCGCCGACTTCACTAGAGGATCCATGCCTGTAATTAGGGGTTGGATCCGGGATAAGGATGTTCGCTCGTTGGGTTTGCCCAGCATCTTGGACTGTCAAAGACGAACCACCACTTGATGAATTTAGAGAATCAATGATGATGCAGTCAGCCGCGACGGTCACGATGTCTAAGGCGATGCTAGCCCCGGCCGTTCCATTTCCAGTAGACGCTATCGCGTCCGGTTGGGCTGATTGCTTCGCGCCAGTCCATGAGGTCGCGTTCGCCGCTACGCTCGTTCCTACACCATCAAACGTGACAACAATGTCAAACGTCCCAGATTCGGGGGCAATCAAATAATAAATCGTTGACATCTGTGCGGTTTGGAATTTCTCAACAGCTTGAGATAATGCGGTTCCGTTCCATGTAACAGAGGCGACATTCACATCGGAAGAAGTAGAGTCCTCACCTGTTATGCAAACGATAAGGATTCGGTTAGCCCCGGCTCCGACGACGTGTTGCCAAGTCAGGGTTTGAACCGATGTTCCGTCTATCGCGTTAGTATTTGATGCGGCATCAAACGCTATTGCCATTTATCCAATAATTCCCTTTATCTGGTCGAGCTTAGATTTCAAGCCATCGACTTCGGCTTGTAAGGACGTAATAACCGACGCTTGAGCGTTGGCAGAATTTATCGCAGTTTCAAGGTCGGCTCTTAATGCGTCATACTTTACTAAGAGTTCGTTATACATGGTTTCATAGCCTCCTATCGGTTCGGTTGGTAGGCTTGCGCCTATGGTGATTGATTCGATTAAAGTGCTGTTTGCGTCTTTAGAGAACGATGGCCATTTGTCGGCTACGCCCGTTATCGTGAGCTTCTTCTTTAAAGTAGCGTAAGCGGAGAGTCCGAGTTTCACATGATGACTTGCGGCGTTTAAGAGTATGGCTTTCTCTAGGGTATGTTCACCTGACACGCAAAGAACTGAATTGCCCTTCGCACCATCAGAGACATATTTTTTAATGATGGTAGTCCCCCACAGTTTAGACCCGTGAAGATTTCCTGCGCCTGCGTAGTAGTCCTCAATGATTGTTCCAAGACCCTGCTGGTCAAGCCCTGAGTCAGAGTTGTCTGAGCAAATAACTTTCCCGAACCAGTTACCTACACAGTCAGGGTTATCAATGACTATCCCGTCACCGTTTGATGGACTGCTCAGATCTTTGGCGTTTGTTGATACGACTTCCTCAAACCGATTGTTTGAACATTGAAAGTTAAGTTTAATCCCAACCCATGAGTCGTCAATCAGGACTTTCTTAAAAGTATTCCCGTTACAGTTCCTCATATTAAGAGAGTGGACATTCCGAAGGTCAAGAAAAGGAAAGATGCAGTTGTGAACGTTTTCTAAGTAGACCCCAAAACAATTTCTAATCGTGTACTCATCAAACGTGACTCCGATTACTCCGACCTTATAAAGCCCTGTTTGTCGGGTAGATGAATTAATGTCGCTATGAGCCATGCCTTTATCTATGGTTATCATTTAAACCTCATCAAAATAGCTTATCGAATAATGAACTAAAACCGCTGTACTCAAACTTAAACTGACTGCTGTGCCGGATCGGCTGGCAAATAAGAAATTAGGCGGTGAAACCGAAAGATTTGCGCCTGCACTTGCTCCGGCGGGAGCCATAAGCGTATCGCGCCACAACTCCAAACCATTCGCAACACCCCCGGAATTGAATACACAAATCACCTCTGTTGGGCTAGTCGTCGTGAGGGAAAAAGCGTAAACCTTAATCCTGTTAGTCGGAGTTAATGAGATAGTGCCATTCGTGGCAGAAAGAGTCCCTGTTGACCCTGTTAAGGTTCTCCCGACTATCGGAATAGTCGAAACAGAATTAGTCACCGACACGGCGGTTGATGACAGAGAGACGCTCGGCGTGTTGTCAATCGTAACTTTGGTGGTGCTTAGTGACGCCGTAACTACGGTGGATGTTAAAGAAACATTCACTGGATTTCCAACAGCATTCGTTATGGTCGAGGCCGTTGATGAAATCGTGACAGTTCCGACGGTCATATTTACCAAAAGATAGCCGTTTGCATCGGCTAAAACAGGCCATGCGTCTGCGGCATCGGAGGATATGCGTTTAGCATAAAGGACAGCCCCTTCCATGTCTTTCGATTCTAAAACTCGTCTAGGATCTTTAGCTTCTGACATTAGCTGTATGACCTCGCTGGGTTACCCGCGCCGCCGTATTTGGATTTTAGCCAGTAATCATCAATGACTTCCTGATGGGTGCCTGTCTGTGAATCCTCGGCCATTGCTTTTGGAAGAGTAATCTTTTCGTACTTCTCAAGAAAAGCTTTGGCTGCGACCTTGTCATTTAAAATCATAAGAGCGATATCAGAACACAATTTATCTATAAATGCGTCAACGGCTTTCTGTCGCCAAAGCCCCATGTCTGCATGGTCGCGTGTCGCAAGCGTTCCAAGAGTGGCTGTATTTGAAATAATATAATCCCCTTCCTCACGCCAAATTGCTTCAAGGTCGCTCATTTCCCATATTCGCAAGATATCCGATGGCCGAGTGTAAACGTATGATTCTTCATCATGCAGCCATTGGAGGGTCGTCGTGGCGACTGTCACAAGCGTTGTTCTTGTAAGCGAAAAATTCCACCGGCACTCCGTAAGAAAGCTCTTTCTGGATATCTCGAAAACGTCGTTTAAAGCCCTGGCATTTGGCGTGTCTTGAGTGAGACCTGTAATCGGTGAGGCACCGCATAGAACAAGTGCCTTATTGCAAATTGAGACAGTGGTGTAGGTTGCCATGGAAACTCCTAAAAAAAGATAGACGGAGAGCGTTTTTTAAACGCC